AACTTATAACATAGGTAAACCTCAGTTTTTAACCGTACCAAAAGTACAAGATTTCGGAAAAAAGAAAACTACTTATTTAAGTAGATTAAAAAAATTACAAAATCAATATAAACTCAAAGACAATGATACATTAGCACTTTATCATCAAAGATTTTGGGAAGAGTTTATCTTTAATGCAGCTAAACAAATGAAATATAAAATACCAAATAAGGTTTTAATTAACTTAACTAAGAGATGGGCATTCTTTGATAAGTCATATAAGATACCAATGATAAAAAAAGACATAGATAATAAGAAATTTCTTGATTGGGTATTATCGTTTGATAAAAAAGACCATCAAAAATGGGTTAAAGATAATATGAAACCATTTGAAGTATTATTCTTTGATGTAGGTGCAGAGATATTAAAAAATATTAGTGGTTATTTAGTAGCATCACAAGACAAAGCAGTACAAAAGATACGTAAAGATGTAATCAATGCAATAAAGACAGTAAAGAGTGGTGGTGATGTGAAAAAAATAGAAACATTAAAACATCAATTAAGTAAGTTAGAAAAAATTGGTGGTCTTTCTTCAATCGTACCTTCAGAAGGTATAGTATTTAAATACAAAGGAAAAGTATACAAGTTTACTGGAGCATTTGCACCCGTGAATCAAATTGTAGGTTTATTAAATTTCTAAGGAAAATAGGTTATGGCAGGATATAGTCGTGAGTCTGAAAGACAAAACAAGGCTCTTAAAACAATATTAAGAGGTGAATCACCTGAAAAAAGAATAATGGTGACTAATGTTGACAAAGAGTTTCAAGATTTTGTTAAAAAAGAACGTGAAGAAGAACAAAAAAGAATTGATGAAAAGTTAGAAGCTACAAAAGACGCAAGATTACCGTGGTTTTGTCCAGAATGTAAGCGAGTGATGAAAAGACGACTTGATGAAAGAATGTGGTATTTACACGGACATTGTTTTGAGTGTCAGATTGTAGTTGAAAATAAAATGATAATTGATGGTACTTTTGACGAATGGCAAAAGAAAAAAGTAAATGCAAATAAATTAGCTTGGATAAGAGATAAAAAACAAGAATTAGTTGAGTTTAAAAATCAAAAAGAAATGGTAGCTTATAATCAAATAAATCCAGACGGTTATTCTATAGAAAAAGAAAAATGGACTCAAAATTTTGATGATTTGAAAAAACAAGCTGAAGAAGCTATAGAACATTTAGAAAAAATAGAAGAATCTTTAAAATAAATATTTATATATATGGAACGAAACTCAAAAGGACAATTAAAAGATGCGATAAAAAGTGAATACATGAAATGTGCCGGTGACCCAGTATATTTTTTGAAAAAGTATTGTTTTATACAACACCCTATAAAGGGTAAAATACCATTTCACTTATATCCATTTCAAGAAAAAACCATATCAGAGCTTGTTACTAACAGATTCAATGTCATTTTAAAAGCTCGTCAGTTAGGTATATCTACACTTACTGCTGGATATTCTTTATGGATGATGACATTTCATCCAGATAAAAATATCTTGGTAATTGCTACAAAACAAGAAGTAGCAAAGAATTTGGTAACTAAAGTTCGTGTGATGCACGCAAATCTACCAAGTTGGTTAAAACAACCTTGTGTTGAAGATAACAAATTAAGTTTGAGATACAAGAATGGTTCTCAAATAAAAGCTGTTGCTAGTGGAGATGAAGCAGGTCGTTCTGAAGCCCTATCTTTACTGATACTTGATGAGGCTGCATTTATTGATAAAATTGATAGTATATGGGCAGCAGCATCTCAGACGTTATCTACAGGTGGACAATGTATAGCATTATCTACACCAAACGGTGTTGGTAATTGGTTTCACAAAACTTGGATGGATGCAGAAGATGGTTTAAATGATTTTAATTTTATTAAATTACATTGGACATTACATCCAGATAGAGATCAAGAGTGGAGAGATGAACAAGATAAATTATTAGGTCCATCTCTTGCAGCTCAAGAATGCGATTGCGATTTCATTACTTCAGGTCAAACTGTAGTAGATGGTATTATATTAGAAGAGTACAGAACAACACAAGTCAAAGAACCAATGGAAAGACGAGGTGTTGATAGTAATGTTTGGATATGGGAACCTCCAAATTATACAAAAGATTATATAATTAGTGCTGATGTTAGTAGAGGTGATAGCAGCGACTATTCAGCATTTCATATATTAGATGTTGAAAGTCTTGAACAAGTCGGTGAATACAAAGGTAGATTATCTACAAGAGATTATGGTAATCTATTAGTCAACATATCAATGGAATACAATAACGCATTATTAGTTATTGAAAATAACAACATTGGTTGGGCTACTATACAACAAGTAATAGACAGAGGATATGAAAACTTATTTTATATGAGTAAAGATTTAAAAGTTGTTGATGTACATAGACAAATTAACAACAAAATAAATAGAGCAGAAAAACAACTCGTTCCTGGATTTACTTTAACTTCCAAGACACGACCTTTAGTTGTGGCAAAGTTAGAAGAGTTTTTCAGAGAAAAATTAGTAAAGGTAAATTCACAACGATTAATTGATGAGTTGTTTGTATTTATATATAAAGGTGGTAGAGCTGAAGCTATGATTGGATATAACGATGACTTGGTAATGTCATACGCAATGGGTTTATGGATTAGAGAAACAGCTCTTAGATTAAGAAGTGAAGGTATAGAATTACAGAAAAAAGCTTTAACAAATATTACATCAAATCAAGGTGTTTATACACCTGACGATAATCAGAATGATTCTTGGTCTTGGGAAGTAAATAAAAAACAAGAATCACTAGACTGGTTATTAGGTTAAGAGAGGTTAAAAATGGCTGATACAAGTTTATTCAGTAGATTAAAACGACTATTTAGTACAAACGTGATAGTACGAAATGTAGGTGGTCGCCAACTACGAGTCTCAGATACAAGTAGGACTCAAGCTATAGCAAAATCAAATCTTGTTGATAGATATCAAAAGATTTATATGGGTGCAGGTTTGAGTGGGTATTCTGATTCGTTATTAACAAAATCAATGAGATTAAATCTGTTCAAAGATTATGAACAAATGGATAGTGATGCTATTATTGCTTCAGCTCTTGACATATATGCTGATGAGTCAACGATGAAATCAGAGTATGGTGATGTCTTGACAATCAAAACAGAAGATGATAATATTAAACAAATACTTCACAACTTATATTATGATATTGTAAATATTGAGTTCAATCTATGGCCTTGGATTCGTAATATGTGTAAATATGGTGATTTTTTCTTACAGTTAGATATTGATGAAAAATATGGTATTACTAATGTAGTTCCTCTTTCAGTATATGATACATCAAGAGTTGAAGGTTTAGATCCTGAGAATCCAGAATATGTTAAGTATTTGATTGAAGTAACTACAGACCAACACAGATATAAAGCTCAAGATTCAGCAACTAAAACTGAATTAGAAAACTATGAAGTAGCTCATTTTAGATTACTTTCAGATGCTAATTATTTACCATATGGTAAATCACAGATTGAAGGTACTCGTAAGATATGGAAACAATTATCTCTTATGGAAGATGCTATGATGATACATAGAATTATGAGAGCACCTGAAAAAAGAGTATTCAAGTTAGATATTGGTAATATACCACCTTCTGAAGTTGAAAACTTTATGCAGAAAACAATCAGTAAGATGAAAAGAGCACCAGTAGTTGATGAGAATACAGGTGATTACAATCTTAAATACAATATGCAAAACATAACAGAAGATTTCTTCTTACCAGTTCGTGGTGGAGATAGTGGTACACAAATAGATGCACTACCTGGCTTGACATATGAAGCTACAGAAGATATTGAGTATTTAAAAAATAAATTATTGTCATCTCTAAGAATACCAAAAGCTTTCTTAGGTTACGAAGAAGGTATAGGTTCAAAAGCTACTCTTGCCGCAGAAGATGTTCGTTTTGCTCGTACAATAGAAAGAATACAACGAATCACTATTAGTGAGTTGACTAAGATTGGTATTGTTCATTTATATGCACAAGGATATCAAGATGCAGATTTAGTAAATTTTGAGTTAGAGTTAACAAGTCCGTCTACAATATACGAACAAGAAAAGATTGAACTATGGAATAACAAAACATCATTAGCAGAATCTATGGTAAGAGATGGTTTACTTTCTACAGAGTGGATTTATAAAAACATATTTGGGTTTACAGATAAACAAATCAAAGATGAAGACGATAAGATAGTATTTGATTATAAACAAAAGTTTAGAAGACAACAAATAGAAAATGAAGGTAATGACCCCGCTAAATCAGGTGAAGCTCAAGGTACACCTTCAGATATGGCAATGGGTAGAACAGGTCATGAGTTAGACGACAAGGGAGGAGCACCAGAAGGTGGATTTGAAGGAGCTGGAAGACCTAAAGAACCTAATAAATATAGTAAAGATAGTGGAGCAAGAGGTAGAGACCCACTTGGAGCTCACGATAAGAAAAAAGGCGGTAGTGGAGCACCCAAATATGGTAGACCTTTAGCACTTTCTCACTATGATGCATTGAAAAAATCAATGAATATTACTAAAAAAGACACTAAAATCATAACAGAAGTATCGGAACTTGAAGATGAATACAAGAAAGAGGTAACTTCTGTCAATGAAGATAGTTAAAATGAATAATTATTACATAACTTTATATTTATTTATGAATAAGTACAGAAAAAATATTGGAGTATTTTGATGGCTCGTAAGTTAAAACATTCTAAAATAAAGAATACGAGTATTCTTTTTGAGGTGTTAACAAGACAAATAACTGCAGACGTATTAGCAGGAAAAGACACTAAAACCGTAAAAATTATAAAACATTTTTTCAATGAAAACACAGAGTTGGGTAAAGAACTACAACTTTATCGTGTTTTAGCAGAAAAAACATATGACTCAGCTGACAAAGCAACTCAGCTATTAGAAACAGTTATTAAATCAAGACAAAGACTTAGTAATTCTAAACTTCGTAATGAGAAGTATAATCTTATTAAACAAATAAAAGAGAATTATAATGTAACTGATTTTATGAATGCTCGTCTTCCTAACTATAAAATCTTAGCTTCTATCTATAATATATTCCAGGCTGAAACAACAACCGATGCTTTCAATCCTGAAGATGTTGTAAATTCCAAATTTACTGTACTTGAAAATATAGTTGTGAAGAAGAAATCAGTTAAAAATGATAATTTCTTGAAAGAGTATAAAGAAAAAGACAAAGATTTACGTTTACTAGCTTATCAGATACTTGTTGATAAGTTTAACACTAAATACAAGTCTTTAAATGAATCTCAAAAAGATTTATTGAAAAATTATATCAATAACATATCTAATACTAATTCTTTAAGAGAGTTTGTTGATATAGAAGTTAATAAAACCAAAAAAGAATTACAAAAACATCTACCATTAGTAGGTGATAAAATAACAAAAATTAAACTATCAGAAGCAATCAAACAAATAGAAACCTTGAAAAAAGGACAAGTGGTTACAGAAAAACAAGTGCTCAATCTTATGAGATATTATGAACTCATAAAAGAGATTAAAAATGTCCACAAGTAAACAATTTGAGTTACTTAAAAAAATAGTTAGAGAACTAATTCAACAAGAATTAGAAGAAGCTTCTGTAACTGGTAATTTAGATGGTGGCGCTGGTCCTCCAAAAACACCATATGCATTTAAATCTAAATCCAAGTCAAAAAAAGATAAAGATAAGGAAAATAGTATGTTAAAATCTATTGGGTACACAAAAGTTAATGAAGCAAAATTTCACGTAAAAACTGATTTTGGTAGTGTTATAGTCGATGCTAGTGGTAAAGGAGAGGCAATAATGAAAGTTGCTAAACATTTGAAAGTTGGTCGTAAAGGTATTATGAGTGCTAATAGAGTTGGTGATTCTAAAGCAAAACAAGTTAGTCAAAAACTTGAGAATGTAACTGAAGGTAAATACCACGATTGGAGAAATGATGAATCAATGACACCAAAACAAAAGATTGGTAAGTCAGTTAGAGAAGTTAGATATGCTTTAGATTCTTTAGATAAAACAATTAAAATGAATGTTCGTCTTAAAAATGAATTAAATATGGATTCAAGAGATTATTGGAAAACAACACATAAAGCACTCTCAAAGATTTCAGAAAGATTAGTTAAACTAGCAAATAAAGTAGGAAGTTTGAAATAATGAAACAACTTATTGTAGATTACTTACCTTTTCAGATTGCACCTGAACAAATCAGCGAATCCATTAAAGAAAACAATGGAAAGTTGATTGTCCGTGGTGTTTTACAAAGAGCTGAAGCTAAGAATCAAAATGGTAGAGTATATCCTCGTGAAACTCTTATGAGAGAAACGAAAAAATATTTAAAAGAATTTGTTAACGAAAAAAGAGCAATGGGTGAGTTAGACCATCCAGAAAGTTCAGTAGTCAACTTGGCTAATGTATCTCATAATATTAGTGAAATGCATTGGGAAGGTGATAATCTATTAGGTGAAGTTGAAGTATTAAGTACACCAAGTGGTAATATATTAAAAGAATTATTTAAATCGGGTATTAAATTAGGAATTAGTTCTCGTGGAATGGGTTCAGTAGAGACTGTAAATGAAGAAGGGGATCAAGTAGTAAAAGTACAACCTGATTTTGAACTTATTGCATTTGATTTCGTTTCAAATCCTTCTACTCATGGTGCTTTTATGTATCCTATGAATGAATCAGTAGATAATACACAACAAGGTAGAACTTGTGGTGAATACTGTAAAGTAGAATCCATCATAAATGATATTATGAGGGGATAATATAATGAAAATTTTAGAATCATATAAAAAAATAGCAAAAAGTATGTTGACAGAACATGCTTGGGATAGAAAGTTTGGTGAACCACTTCCCACTTTAGAAGATGTGATGAAAGAACAAACTGTAAAATTTAAAGATAAAGATGGTAAAGATCACGAAATCGATATGGATACTGCTAAACACTATGCAGCTGATATTAAAGGTGGAGATAGTTCCGATTATAAAAAAGCAGCTGTAAAAGCAGCAGGTTTAGATAAAGATACACAAGATGGTGAAAAAGAAGAACCAAAAAGTAAAGGTCTTGAACCTGATGATTTTGAGAGAGATTTTGATGATGATTCCAAAACTGGTGGCGAACCAGAAAGTGGTGATGATGTTGATAAACTTATTAAACAAATCAGTAGCAAGGGGATTTCAGATGATGAATGGGACAACGTACCACCTAAAGCTAAAAAAGCATTCCGTTCTAAAGTAACAAAAATATATTCTACAATGAAAAAATTATCTGATAATGAAGAGTATGATAAATTAGAGAAGATGGAGAAAAAATTTGGAATGCAGTTATGGCAAGCTAAAG